TCTGCTCTTGAGCAAGGGCAGGTTCTTCCTGTGATTGGGATTGGCATTCTTGGCCAGGCTCTTTACCCCGGCGAAGAACAGTAACAGGAGATGCGTTCATTGCCGCATATACTTCTCTCTCACGCCATTTCGGTGTTTTATTGTACATCTTCATTTTTTTACCTCATGTGCTATAGTGCTGGCATCTTATCAGGAAAAAACAAGTAATGGCAATTATTACAGGTACAGAAGAGCGAAACGGCGTAATGTACTTTACGACAGACACAGGTAATCTTGTGCCTGTAAAGTATGTTTTGCAATCTCAATACCCAAACGTGAATTTCAATGATCGTGGAGATGCTGTCGTTGGGACACCATCGCCTGACAATGAAACATCTTCAATTCCTAAAAATACCTTTGGCGATGTTTACAAAAAATACGGCAATGAAGACATTGCTTTTGGTAGAGGAATTTTGGCCAATGCTGGCAATGTTGCTGCACAAGGCCTTCCCGAAGAGATGGGCGTGCTGAGGAATGTTGTCTCATATCCAGCAGACATAGCGAATGGGCTATTGATGCTTGGATCTGGAGGTGCGCAAAAGGGTCTTGCAGCTTTGGCTGAGTTAATGCCAGGCAGCACAAGGAGTGAAGATCGCCTAGCTAGAGATATTAATGCAATGCTTGAAAATCCAATGTTTGGAGGCACAACAACAATTTTTCCTCTTGGTTTAGCGAACGCAACAAAAACGCAAGCTAAACATGCCATAAAAGGATTGTTACAGTAATGGCACTTACAACTTACGCAGAACTGAAAGCAAGTATCGCTGACTTTCTGGATCGCGATGATTTAACGTCTGTTATACCTGACTTTATCAGCTTGGCTGAGGCTGACATGTCGCGCAATCTGCGTCACTGGCGTATGGAAAAGCGCAGCACTGCTGTTCTTGATACGCAATACACGCAGTTGCCTGATGATTTTTATGAGCCAATCCGCATGGCGATCACAAGCGGCGACACATATACGCTTGAGTTAAGCAACTTGCAGAACTTAGCGGATCAACGGCAGCGCACGCTAAATACATCTGGTCGGCCTCAGTTGTATGCGATTACAGATGGCAGCATTAACGTCTGGCCTGTGCCTGACGGTGAGTACACAATGGAAATGATTTACTACAGCAAAATCATTCCATTGAGTGATGCAAATACGTCAAACTGGGTGTTACAGTATTATCCTGACGCATATTTGTATGGTGCGCTTATGCACTCCGCGCCTTATTTGGCTGAGGATGCACGGGCGACAGTTTGGGCATCGTTGTATCAGAACGCAATTAATGGTATTAACGTAGACAGCGATAAGTCAAAGTATGGCGGTTCTGGACGCCGCATGAAAATCAGGAGTTACTAATGGCTACTTTAGCAGATCGAGTATATGACAACGGATTGACCGTTTTGGATACAGAGGCAAACCGCGTTGACATTTGCAGCGCAGAGCCAACAACGTACACAGCGGCTACATCTACAAACACCCTGGGCAACACAACAAGCATTACGATTTCAGCGCCGACTGACGGTGACACATCTGGTCGTAAAGTTACGCTAAGTGCAATCTCTGGTGCATCTGTTACAGGCACAGGCACAGCGACACACTTTGCAATCACTGACACAAGCAACTCTCGTTTGTTGGCAACTGGTGCGCTTTCATCATCTCAGTCGGTAACATCAGGCAATACGTTTAGTCTAACAGCAGTAGATATTGAAATCCCTGATCCTGCATAAGGAGTTGGCACATGGTCACTCTTGTAAATCGGGCAAAGATGTCCACCAGTACGACGGGTACTGGCACAATCACGCTTGGCAGTGCTGAGACTGGTTATCAATCATTTGCCGATGCGGGAGTGGCTGACGGTGATGTAGTTCGCTACGTCATCGAGGACGGTGACGACTGGGAGATTGGCTCAGGCACTTACACAGCCACTGGGACAACCCTTACACGCACGGTAGACGAAAGCAGCAATGCTGACGCTGCCCTGAACTTAACTGGCTCTGCGGTGGTGTTTATCACGGCTGCGGCTGAGGATGTGTTTCAAGGTGAGTTGTTTGCTGAGAATTATACAGGCGCATTCTCAAAGCCCTCTGCGACTGGATCAAATGCCGTTGCTATTGGCCCTTCAGCCAGCGCAACAGGCTCTTACGCCGTTGCTATGGGATTAACATCTACATCAACCGCTAGTAGCGCTATTGCTATAGGCTTTAATTCTAGTGCGACTGGTACTTGGGCAACTGCAATCGGCAGGGATACAAGTGCTTTGTGGCAACGCACGACTGCTATAGGTGTTAATTCTGCTGCGGGTGGTTCAAAAGCCAAATTTAATTCAGGCGCTATGGCTCTTGGCGGTTCCTACGCTTCTGGCACAGACAGCCTCGCCGCAGCTAACGCAAGCAACTCATCTAGCTATGGTGCTACTGGCGCTAATAGTATTGCTATTGGTCAGCTTTCAAAAGCAACTGCGACAAACAGCATTGCCATTGGTGATACTGCGGTTAGCTCAACAGCAAATCAAATTTCTTTAGGCGGGACAACAGACACCATACAGATCAGCGGTGCCTACACCCTGCCCACCTCAGACGGCACAAGCGGTCAGGTGCTTACGACTGATGGCGCAGGTGCTGTTACGTTCTCAACGCCTAGCGGTGGGGGATCGCCTGACCTATATGCTGAGAACTATGATGGCACGTCTACTCTGCCATCTGCGACTGGTACGAATGCTGTAGCGATTGGTAGTGGTTCAAGTGTGCCTGCGGCTGAAAGTGTAGCTATTGGGACGGGCGCATCTACGGGTGCAGGCTTTAGGACTTTGGCGCTTGGTTATAACGCATCGGCATCTCAAGGTTCTGCGATTGCTATAGGCCGTGGTGTTACTGCTGGTTCTGGTGGGTCTACTGCAATTGGCCTAAATAGTTCACTTGGTGGGTCGGTAACAGGTGGCTCAAATTCATATGCTACGGCCCTTGGCGGCTCTTATGCCTCTGGCTCTAACAGCCTTGCCGCAGCTATCGCTAATAATACATCCAGCTATGGTGCTACTGGTAGTAACAGTGTGGCTATTGGGTATCAGGCTAAGGCAAGCAACTCTTATGCTTTTTCCGTAGGTCAGAATAATATTGCGAGTGCTTTTGGCGCCGTAGCTATTGGTCGAAACAGTACTGCAAGTGGCAACTATTCTGTAACACTTGGTAATCAGGCAGTAGCTCTACAGCAAAGTAAAATGTCTTTTTCAGCAGGCCGTTTTACTGGAGACGGAGATGCTCAAACAGGCACTTTCGTCCTGCGCAGTGACACCACAGATGCAACGGCAGAAGCATTGACAACCAGCAATGGCACTGCTGGAACCACTAACCAAATCATTCTACCCAATAACTCAGCCTACAGCTTTTCAGGCACAATTATTGCCCGTGAAAGCGCAACTGATGGCAGCGATTACGCAAGCTGGGAAGTCAAAGGCGCATTGCTGCGTGATGCCAATGCTGCATCGACTGTCTTGGGCAATGGCATTGTAAACAAACTGTATGCTACAAGTGGTGCATCGACATGGGCGGTTGCCTTGTCTGCGGATACAACGAATGGCGGTCTAAAGGTTGAGGTTACAGGCGCAGCAGCGACAAACATTAGGTGGGTTGCCACAGTCAACACAAGCGAGGTTACATACGCATAATGGGTAAGATTGAACTAGATCACACAGGCTCAGGCGGCGGCGTTACACTTAGCTCTGACGGCACTGACCTACTGTTAGACGGAACTGCTATTGGTGGTGGCGGTGCGGCCTTAGAGCTATATGCTGAGAACCCGAGTAGTCCTACTGCGCCACTTGTAGGGGGCTTAAACGCTGTCGCAGTAGGAAGTGGCTCCAACGGTGGGGGCGATAATTCTGTTGCGCTCGGTGTTGGCTCCGCAGCAGGAGACCATGCTTTTTCTGCCGTAATCACTGGCGGAAACACATCATATGGAGCTGTTGGTAATTACTCTATTGCAATGGGTCAAAGCGCAAGGGCACTTGGCACAGACTCCATTGGTATAGGAAAGCTGTCTCGTGCGACATCAACTGAGTCCATTTCTTTTGGCGCATCGACTGATGCAGCTTCCTACCGTTCAGCCGCAATCGGCTATAACGCCCAAACTTCAGCGGGGGCCAACGCCACAGCCCTAACCAACTCCTATGCCTCCGGCTCATCCGCCTTCGCAGCAGCTATAGACAACAACACAAGTTCCTATGGCGCTACTGGGACTAACTCGGTGGCTATTGGAGATAGGGCTAAGGCCTCTGGGGCAAATGATGCAGTTTCTATTGGTTACTTCTCACAAGCGACAGGGGTAAACGGGGCGCAAGCGTTTGGTTCTTTTTGCCAAGCCACGGCTTCTTATACTTTTAGTGCTGGGTATGACAGTGACGCTACGGCACAATCT